GCGCGCGTTCGCACCGAAGCCGCCGGCCACGACTGTCGCCAGTGCCACACCAGCGCCGGTGCCAGCCCCCACGCCAGCCGAACCGCCACACACCCATGACAGCGACGCCGCGGCCGCGTGGAGCGTCACCCAGATCACGCTGACCAATACCGGCAAAGAGGCCTGGACGGACGCGCGCATCACCCTGAACCCCAGCGGCCTCCTACGACGCGGGTATGAGGCCCACACCGGCCCGATGGCGCCGAAGCGCAAGGTCACCGCCGGACTCGCCACGCTCGTCGATGGCGACGGCAAGCGCTTCAACCCGTTCGAATACACGGTCCAGGAAGCGGCCGTGCGGGTGACCTTCGCGGACGGTCACACCGCGTACTACACCTTTCACAAGTAACGGATGCCGACCGGGATTCGCCGGCACCACGCCGGGTGGCAGGCCGAGGTCCGCATCGTCGGCCATCCACGCTCGGTGCAGCAGTTCCCGCTCGACACGCCGCTCGAGCAGATCGTCCTCTGGCGCAAGCGCGAGAAGGCGCGGCTGCAGCTCACAAGCCCGCACGCGACCGGCAGCTTCCTGGCCGACGCCCGCCGCTACCTCGAGCTGGTCCGCACCATGCCCAGCTACGCCATGCGAGTCAGGGACATCGAACTCTGGGCAGCGGTGTTCGGCCCGCGCCCGCTCGACACCATCACGGCGCACGAGATCCAGCTGCAGCGCGATCGCTGGCGCGAGGCCGGGCCGAAGCGCGTCTGGCGGAAGCACCCGGACCGCTACGGCGGCGCCTGGATCGAGATCCCTGCCCCGCTGGCGCCGTCAACCGTGAACCACCGACTGCGCGCCCTGGCGAATCTGTTCACGGTCCTGCGCGGCCGCCACGCGCCGAACCCGGCTCGCGAGGTGCCCGAGCTCGCCGAGCCCGAGTCGATCGGCGAAGGTCTGCCCTACGAGCTGATCGAGATCATCCTGGCGCAGATGCCCGACCGGCGGTATGGCCGCGCGCTGACCCAGAACAAGGCCCGGCTGCGGGTGATGGCGTATGTGGGCCTGCCGCAGAGTCTGCTGATGCGGTTGACGCCGATGCACGTGCACCTGGAGGAAGCCTGGGTGGACTGGCCGGGTCGCCGGAAGGGTCGAGGAGTGAAGGGCCAGCGCCGGCCGTTGACGTCTGACGGGGTGGCGGCGTTCCGTGCGTTCATCGCTGCAAACTGCTGGGGTCCGTTCTCGACCGACTCGATGGCGGCCAGCTTTCAGCGCGCCTGCCGGAAGGTGGCGGCGACGGTGCGCGATGCCGGCGACCAGCGGACGGCGGCCGTGCTCGAGCGGCTCCGACCGTACGACCTCCGGCACTCCTACGTCACCGAGGTGCTGGACAAGTCAGGCGACTTCCACTCGACGCAGCTCCTGGCCGGCCATGCCGATCTGCGCACGACGCTGAGCTATGGCCGGAAGGTGGTGAGCCCGGCGCTGCGTGCGGCGATGGACCAGATCACGGCGGCTGGCGGCTTCAAAACCCCGACGTGATCGCGCCCAATAACGCGCCCAGCGCTGTAAGTATTAGAAGAATAACGGTGCTGGATCTGTGCTGCCGGCCTCCGAAGCCAAAGGTCGCAGATTCGAATTCTGCCGGGCGCACCAATAAAATCAAGGGTTTTTCGAGGGTTCCGCGGCTCGACCGGACCGCTGGGCGCAGTTCAGGAATCGGCAAATTCCGGAACAATTCTGCACTTGCCAGAATGCGATCGCGCCCAGATCGCGCCCAGTTACACCAGCCGCGCAATCGCCAGCAGGATCACCGCCACGGTGAGCAGCGGATAGCCGGTCACGACCAGCGCCAGCACCGCCAGGATGAGCGCCACGATGCTCAGCGCCTGGCCGGGATTCATCGCCATACACCCTCCTTAGAAGCGCCCGCGCGAGGTCCACAGCCCGGCCGGGTCGAACGCGGACGGCAACCATTGCGCCGTGTTCGACCCGCACAGATCCCCGATCACATCGACGCCGATGACGCCCGCGGTGCCGGTGATCTCGGGCCCGCTGGTCGCGTGGTAGGCCACCACGTCATTGCTCGGATCGAAACAGTTCCCCCGCCGGCACAGGTAGCCCCAGCGCGTGTCCCGCTGCCGCAACTGGTCGACCAGGCCGTCCATGAACGCCCAGGAGCTGCTGCCGCTGGTCGGGCAGGCGTTGAGCAGCGCCGCCGCGCCGGCCGACGAGGCCGCATACGTCTGCAGCACGCTCTGCCCGTAGGTCGGCAGGGGCAGCGTGCCACCGCCCGGCGGATCCGGCGCGCGGGTCGCGGTGCCGGGCGTCGGCGTGCCAGGCACCGGCGTCGGTTGTGGCTGCGGCGCCGGCTGGTTGATCGTCGTGGTGACCGTCTGGGTCACCGTGGTCGGCCCGGTCGGCGGGACGTCCCAGCGGCACGCGCCGAACACGAGACTGAGCGCGATCACGAGCCGCTTCATGAGGTCCCGTCCTTCCGTTAGTTCTGCACCGTCGCAGTCAGGCCGGTCTGCACCTGCGTGCCCCCGGCGTCCCCGATAAACGTCGATCCACTGTCCGCCCCAAACTCCAGCCGCGCGAAGTAGTGATAGCCCGCCGCCAGCACCCCGCGATACATGCCGAACATCGCCATTTGCGCGGTGGAGGCCGAGGCGTTGAAGGCCGCCGTGCGGAGGCCGGACGGCGCGGTGATGCTGTCCACCCCCACCGCCACGCTGGAGGACCGCGCGCTGTTGTTATTCATGGAGGCATACGCCAGCACGTCCGCCGCGAGGCTATCCCCGGCGAGGCCGACGACCAGCTCCACCTTATTGCCGGTCGCCCCGTTCGCCTGGCGCCAGGTACCGGTGGCATACGCCCAGGTGTCGGTCGTGTCGATGACCGCCAGGCTGCGCGCGACGGGGTTGTAGAGGTTCCAGACGAACCGCTTGCCCCCAACCTGCGTCGTGGTGCCGCCGCCGCTGTCCTCGGTGGTGGTGGTGCCCGTCGTGCGGAGCGTCCCGACATAGCGCCGCGTCGTCGCGCCGCTCTTCACGTAGACGCCGTCCTGCGTGGTCAGCGCGTCGGTCCGCGCGGTGTCGCTGGCCCACGCCGCCGAGAGCTCGAGCGTCAGCGTGCCGCTGTTGTTGTAGAGGAACACGTCGTAGTTCTTGCCGCTGGTCAGGCCGGACAGCGCGAGGCTCTTCTCGGTCAGCGCGAACTCGGCCCACGCCGAGCCGCTGTAGAGCGCGACGCGGTTGCCCAGATACGGCGTGAAGTAGATCGTGCTCTGCGCGGTGCGGTCGCTGGTCGAGATCGCCACGCCGGTCTCGGTGGTCAGCCGCCCCTGGCAGAGGCCGGTATTCGGCACGCTGCTCGAGGTGCCGACGTCGCTGTAGTCCTCCCAGGTCAGGCCCGTATCGGCACAGCGCGCCGTGGTCCCGGTGTCGGTCGAGAAGTACAGCGTCCCCGGCGCGACCGTGGTCGCGGCCGGGCGCGCCGCGGCGGTGCCGCGCAGGATCACGTCTTGAAGTCGGCTAGCCACTGGCAGTCCTCAGGAACACTTGTTGAGCGGTCAGAATGGCCTGGCCGGCGTCGACCCGCGTAATGGGGATCTCGGCGTACAGGCCTTTGTCCACGGGCACGCCGGTCGAGACGAAGCGCCCATACCGGGCGTGTTCGTCTTTGTCCTGCAGCAACAGCGTCGCGCCGACGGGAATGATCATGATCCCCCAATAGAGATCCTGGCCATCGGCCGACACCAGGCGGATCCAGATCTTGGTCGCGTTCGTCCACGGATACACGACATCGAGCCGCACCTGGCCCGCGGCCGGCGGGGCGACCACGGCGTCGTTGTAGGTGTAATTGACCACGCCCGATCGCACCGAGAGCGTCGTCCCGGTCATGATCAGGCTGTTACTCAGCGTGATGGCCTGCAGCGGCCCCTGGCCGGCATCCCCCCGGCCCAGCAGCACCGACGGCGCCAGGACCGTGGTGAAGCTGTAGGCGGTCCAGGTCCCGGCCGTGGCCCGGTGCAGCTCGCCGGTATCGGTCGCAAAGTAGAGCGTGCCTTCGAGCACGCTCGCGACCGCCGGCCGGGCCGCGGCGAGGCCGGCCCGGTGCGTCGCGTCGGTGCTGCGGAAGTCCTGCGGCTTCATACCGGCACCTGTACGATGACGCACTCGCCACGGGCAAAGATGATCTCGGCGGCGGTGAGATCGCCGTCGGACAGCGGACAGTCGTAATGATGCGTGGTCCCGGTGGCGGCGATGGTCACCGTCGATCCCGGCCCGCCGTCGGTGATCGTGATCCCGGTGCCGGCGGTGAGCACGCGCTCGGCGGTGAGGTCGCTGTCGGCGCTCAGCGTGACATACGCCGCGTCGGTCGGCGCGCCCGGCACCCCCGGCGCCGTCAAGGTGCCGAGCACGGTCACGTCCCCGTCCAGGACCGTGTCCCCTTCGACCTCGAGGTTCCCGTGCTGGAGCGTGTCCCCCTCGATCTCGACGTCGCCGTCGAACCAGGTGTCGCCGTGCACGGTGAAGGTCCCGACCCGGGTGTCGCGGTGCGTCAGGTCGTCCAGGCCGAACGAGATCGCGCGGGTCGCGGCGACCGTGGTCTTGACCCCGGCGACCAGGCTGCCGGTGATCGACGACGCCCCCGCCATGGCCAGGTAGATCACCGCATCCGCGCTGCCGCGCACGGTACTGAAGGCGAGGGTCGCGCCCGCGTCGTCGCTGGCGCTGACCGTGGCGGCGATCGTCACGCTGCCGCTGCTGGCGTCGCGGGCCTCGAGCACCGTGGTCGCCGACAGGCTCCGGCGATAGACGCTCGGGGAGGCCGCATCGACGCCGCCGATCCAGCACCCGCCGGTCGCGCCGGTGACGCGCTGCCAGGCGCCCAGCGCGAAGCTCATGCCGGACGTGTTGCTGCTGGCCGTGGTCCCATGTGTCTGGAGCAGCAGCACGTCCGGCTCGAACCCGAGCGCCAGACTGGTATTGCCGGCGGTGAGCGGCGTGGTGAACGACCCAAGCGCGAACCGCACCCCGCGCAGGCAGAGGATGTGTTGCGTCGGCTGATTGGTCAGCGTGCCGACATCGCGGGTCAGCGTGAACCCGTCGGCGCCGACCGCGGTGATGCGCGCGCCCATCAACTCCCCGGCGCCGCTCACGTTGGCGGCGCGCACCGAGGCGACGCGATCGGTGTGCTGGCCGCGGTAGGTGTCGGCCGCCCCGCCCGTGCCCAGCCCCAGCGTCCAGCCGCACACCTGGGCGCTCGCGTTCGAGAACCCGAACCCGTGGAACGAGCCGAAGGGCGCCCCGAGGCTGTAGCTGCCGGACACGAACTGATTGGCCGCGCCGCCCATCACCACGAAGGCCTCGGGCTGGAAGCCGACCCCGGTCACCGCCAGCGTGCCGCCGGCCGCGACCGTCACCTTGACCGGCGTGAAGACCGCTTCGAGGCTCCCGCCCAGGACGAGCGCGTGCACGATCGCCGCGGTGCCGTCGTTGGTGGTCCAGTCGATCGTGAACCCGTCGGCGGTAAAGCCGGTGAACACCCCGGCGACCTGCGTCGTGGGCGTCGCGCCGCTGGTCGCGCTCATCCGCCAGGCGATCGCGTCGACGTGCTCGGCCTGCGCGCTGGTGGTCGCGGTCTCACCGCCCGGATGGGTGATCGCGCGCACGCTCTGCAGCACCCCGTCGGTCATGCCCAGACTGATCGCCGCGCCGGTCGTCGCGCCGGTGGCCGTCTGCCAGGTGGTCCACAGGAGCAGCGCCTTACCCGCGAAGCCGACGCCGGTCACCGTCTGCACGCCGGTGGTCGTGGCCTTGGTGAACGTGTGGAGCGCGGAGCGGAACGCCATCAGTCGTCGATGTGGCAGTCGTCGCCAAAGACCTGGCACGACTCGAAGCTGAGCGCGTCGATGCTGGTGCCCCGGCCGGCGATGAGGCTGTGCTCGTCGACGTACCACAGGTGCGCGGCGTCGCCCCCGAACACACCGCCGCGGTTGAACTGGATGGAGCGATCGGGCGGCGCCGGGCCGCTGCTCGAGGGCCCACCGCTGCCGACCGAGACGCCGGTGCCCGTGGACGTGTCGCCGGACCAGTTGCGCACGGTCGTGCGGTAGCCGCGATTGAGGTTGCTCTGCGCGCCGCCCAGGACGGTCACGTCCCACCACAGGCGATTACCGGCGTCGAAGAGGCCGATCTCGGTGATGAGGCCGCTGATGTCGACGTTGCGCGCCGGCACCGTCACCGTCTGCTGCTGGCCGACCATGAGGCCCGGCGTCGGCGTGCGGTAGGTCACGGTGACCGGAATGAGCAGCGACTCGGCCAGCAGCGCGTCGGCCATGTCCTGCAGCGTGGCCGGCACGTCGACGTCCTCGACGGTGATCGCCTTCTCCCAGGGGTCGGTGTAGACGCTGGCGTCCTCGGCCATCTTGTAGCCGCTGAAGGTGCCGTCGAAGCCGATGGTACTGATGACCCCGACCCCGGGCGGCCCGGCCGGGCTGCCGTCAGCATGCGTGGCGTTGCGCGTGACGCTATTGGTCGTGACGTCATAGGACCAGGTCGCGGCGTCGGCGTCCCCGACGCGATTCAGCGTCTCGAAGATGCCGTCGCTGGTGACGTAGCCGCGAAAGACACTCGGCGTGTAGATGAGCGCGAACGTGGACGTAACCCCGTCGCCCACCGGCAGGGTCTCGATCCGCCCGTCCTCCGTCTTCGGTGTCGCCACCACATAGACCCGATTGGCATAGCCCTCCTTCGAGGGTTCGACGGTGATGTCGCCCACCACCTGCGGCGGCGCATTGGTCAGGATGTCGAACGGCGCCGGCGCCGTGCTCGGCTGGAACGCGCGCAGCACCTTGAACGGATCGATCTGCCAGACGAAGGGTTCGCCCGCATCGGCCGTCACGGAGGTGACCGAGTTGAGCAGGTCGCGGACGGTGTTCAGGGGATAGTTGATCTCGGGCAGCGTCGGCCCGGTGACCTGCGCCGGGTCGAGCGTCACGCCATACGGCGCCAGCCACGCCGCCGCGTCCTCGAGCGCGTGCTTGAGCGTGGTCCCGGCCGGGAAGCCGCCGCCGACGATGATCCGCCGGTCGGTGTAGGCGGCCCAGTCGACCGCGCTGCACTGCGTGAGCAGGTGCCGCCGGGCCCCGCCGCCCAGGCCGCGCGTGGTGGGCCGGCTGATGAGGCCCCCGAACAGGCGCTCGCCGTCCCATTCGATGATCACCTCGGCATCGAGCGGCGGCGCCGGCGGGAGGTAGTCGGTATAGATCGACGCGATGTCGAAGTCGGCCGTGGTCCGGTCGTTGGCGTGGTACGTCAGGCGCAGCGAGTCGGCCTGCAGGTCGTGCGCGATGCCGTCGATGCTCAGGAACCAGCTCACCGCGGCACCAGGCCCTGGTACATCGCTTCGTCAGCGACGTGCTTCAGCATGACCTTGCCGACCTTGCGGCCGTCGAGATAGACATCGCCGCCGCGACCGATGGTGGCCGGGGCCGGGCCCAGCCGCGACAGCGGGATGACCGCCTCGGGCCCGGCCTCGCCGACCAGCGCCAGCGTCGGCCGGGTCACGACGCCGCCGGCAGCCATCTCCGGGATCTCGCGCGCGGTGCGCCAGCTGTCGGGCAGGCCGCCTTGGGGCTCGAAGTTGATCGGGATGGTGATGTCGGGCACCTCGATATGCGAGAGGCCGTCGGTGACGTCGTCCGCGGCGGAGCGGGCCTCGGCCCCGAGGCGTCGGAAGGCCGCGGGAATGTCCGCGCCGAGCACGTCGGCGATGGCCACCAGCACGTCGAGGATCTTTTCGTTGACGTCCCGGAACTGATCGCCGACCACGCCCTGGGCGACGGCCTGGTCGAGGATGCTCTGCGTGGTCTGGTCGGTGACCTGGCCGTAGCGCTGTTGCGCCTCCCACAGGATCTGCAGCTGTGGCGCGGACAGCGCGATGGTCTTCGCCATGTCGCCGCCGCGGTTGATGATCTCCTGGATGCTCTGGCCGATGTCGGCCGCCGCCGCCTGGAAGGTGTCGGGGCTGAGCGCCTGGGCGTCGAAGAGGCCCTTGAGCAGCTTGCCGGTGGCCTGGATGTTTTCGAAGAACGGCTTAAAGGCCTCGTTGTTCACCAGGTCGAAGGCGCCGACCAGCGAGTCGATGACCTCGGTACTGGTCAGGCCGAACTCGCTGATGCCTTGCTTGAGCACCTGGAAGGACGGCGCCAGCGCGGTGATCGCCGCGATCGCGTCGCCGCTGTCCCGCACGATGGCCGCGAAGGTGTCGCGCACGAACAGGCTGATGCGCTCGAACTCGGGCTGCGTGCGCTGCGCCGTCTCCTGGCGCTTGTCGGGGGTCAGGCCCTGGAACTGCGCCGCGAAGGCCGCCGAACGCCGGTTGACCCCGTCGATCGAGGACGCGATCGCTTTCAGCTTCTGGTTGTAGGCGTCGAGGCCGGCATTGATCTCGGCGAGCGCCGTGTTGAACGCCTCGGCGTCCGTCGAATTGGCCAGCGCCCTGACCAAGGCTGCCGGTGACAGGCCGCGCGGACTCCGGTAGCCCGACCGATCGACCGCGTCGATCAGGCCCTGCATACCGTGGTACTGCGTGATCAGGTTCTTGACGGCGGCCTGGGTCGCGGAGGCCTCCGCCTGGGCGTTCTTGAACTGCCCGATCAGAAAGCCCGCCGCGGCGATCCCGGCACCGGCGACGGCGCCCGCCGGCCCGAGGACGGACCCGGCCAGCGCCCCGCTCGCGATGGCCGAGAGCGCCCCGACCGCACCGGGATTCTGCAGGCCGGTGTTAAAGCCGGTCGCAAACGACTGCGCGGCGATGGCGCCATACGCGGCAAATTTCTCGCCCGGCTTCAAGTCGGCGAAGACGTCGCCGGTGCGTTTCATGCCGGCCTGGAAGAC